TTTATTTACTGGACAGATCATATCTCTGCTGGTTCAAATTGGGGAACAGATACTACATCTGCATACACTTCAGTTGTTCCAATTACAATAGATGCACTAACAGGTGGAACAGACGATTACGCTCTTACTGCTGGTGAGTATGAACTTGCATATGATAAGTTTGCTGATACAGAATCAATTGACGTTAACCTAGTATTAGGTGGTCGTGGTGGTGGAGCTGCTGATACTGCTTCGTCAATGGACACACATGGAACAATGATTACATCTCTTGTGGAAACTCGTAGAGATTGTGTAGGATTTCTTTCCCCATATCGTGCTGCAACAGTTGGTGTATCACTTTCATCTACAGCAACAGAAAATGTTAAAACTGGTTTTGATGGACTACCATCCTCATCTTATGTGGTGTTTGATAGTGGTTACAAATATATGTTTGACAAATACAATGATGTATTTAGATTTGTACCACTAAACGGTGATACTGCTGGTCTTTGTGCATTTACTGATAGTGTAAGAGATGCATGGTTCTCTCCTGCTGGATACAACAGAGGTAGAGTAAGAAATGCAGTTAAACTATCTTACAATCCTACAAATGCAGAAAGAGATATTCTATATCGTGCAAGAGTAAATCCAGTTGTTAACTTTCCAGGCCAAGGTGTAACACTCTTTGGTGATAAGACTGCATTATCAAAACCTAGTGCATTTGACAGAATTAACGTAAGACGTTTGTTCTTGGTTCTAGAAAAAGCAATCGCAACTGCTGCTAAGTTCCAACTCTTTGAATTTAACGATGAGTTTACAAGAGCACAGTTTAGAAATCTGGTAGAACCTTTCTTGAGAGATGTTCAAGGTAGAAGAGGTATTTCAGACTTTAGTGTTGTCGCTAATGGTACAAACAATACAGGTGAAGTTATTGACCGAAATGAGTTCGTAGCTGATATCTTTGTTAAACCAGCAAGGTCTATTAACTTCATTACTCTAAACTTTGTTGCTACACGAACTGGTGTGGCATTTAGTGAGATAGGAGGTTAATCATGGCTAATATAGATGACTTTAAAGCGAATTTAATCGGTGGTGGTGCAAGAGCTAACCAATATAGGGTAACAATTACTCCACCATCTGGAATTGCAATAGGACTTGATGTAAGTAGAACTTCTTTTCTATGTACTGCTGCAGCATTGCCTGGCGCAACTCTTGGAACTTTTGATGTACCATTCAGAGGTAGAATAATTACCATTGCTGGTGATCGTCCTGCTTTCCCTGATTGGACAACAACTTTCTATAATGATACAGACTTTATGATCAGAAACGCAATGGAAAGATGGAACAATGGTATTAATGACTTTGCAAATAATACTGGTGTAACTTCTCCATCTGACTATCAAACTGATTTGACTGTAGAACAATTAGATCGTGATGACACAGTTTTAAAAAGTTACATTTTAAGAAACTGTTTTCCATTGGTTGTTGGCGAAATTGCATTATCTTCTGCCGAAGCAACAGAAATTGAAACATTTGAAGTAACTTGGAAGTATCAGCACTTTGAAGCTTCTGGTGTAAACTTCTAATTATAAACCTACTAAATAATACACAACAGTAGGAGATATTATTATTATGGCTGAGTTTTTCGGTTTTAAATTTGAGAGAGTAAAAAACACTGGTTCTACAGAACAGTTTACTGAACCTAGTTCAGATGACGGTGCTATTGAGACTGCTGGTGGTGGTTTTTACGGACAACTCTTAGATACAGATGGTAGGGAACGAACCGAGCAAGACTTGATTCGTCGCTATCGGGATATTGCACAACAACCAGAGTGCGATAGTGCTATTGAAGACATTATCAACGAAGGTATTGTTGCAAACGAAAAAGATCAAGCTGTTGCTATTGAATTAGATAATTTAAAATATACTAAAAAAATCAAAGACCGAATCAGAGAAGAATTTGATTCGGTCTTAGAACTTCTCGATTTCGATACAAAGGGTCACGACATATTCAGAAGATGGTATGTTGATGGCAGACTCTATTATCATAAAGTTATTGATACAAAAAATCCTAAAAGGGGTATTCAAGAACTTAGATACATAGAACCTAGAAAAATTAAAAAAGTAAAAGAAACTAAAAAACCAGAAAAAACAAATTCTGGCGTAGATTTAATTAAAGGTGTACAAGAATATTATGTTTACAATCCTAAAGGATTGAAAACTGGTGTTAGTGAAGGTATCAGAATACATGCAGATAGTATTACCTACGTTCCATCTGGTTTAGTTGATCAGAATAAAGGTAATGTTCTTTCTTATCTACATAAAGCAATCAAACCTGTAAATCAACTGCGTATGATCGAAGATGCTCTTGTGATATATCGTATATCAAGAGCTCCAGAAAGACGTATCTTTTATATTGACGTTGGTAATTTACCTAAGATTAAAGCAGAACAATATCTAAAAGATGTTATGAATCGTTATCGTAACAAATTAGTGTATGATGCATCTACTGGTGAAATACGTGATGACAGAAATCATATGTCAATGTTAGAAGATTTTTGGTTACCAAGAAGAGAAGGTGGTAGAGGTACAGAAATTACTACCTTGCCAGGCGGTTCTAACCTTGGTGAGATTGATGACATTACATACTTCAAACAAAAACTTTTTAGATCACTAAATGTTCCTATATCTCGTATGGAGGCTGAACAAGGATTTAGTCTTGGACGTTCTACAGAAATTACAAGAGATGAACTTAAATTTACTAAGTTTGTACAAAGACTCCGTAAGAAATTTACACCACTATTTACTGATATTCTAAAAACACAACTTATCCTTAAAGGTATTATTACACTAGAGGATTGGAGTTCAATAAGTCAACACATTCAATATGATTTCTTACAAGATGGTCATTTTGCTGAACTGAAAAAGGCAGAGTTACTTGAAGATAGAATTAATGCATTGGGAAGTATCGAATCTTATATTGGTACATTTTTTAGTAAAGAGTGGGTACAGAAAAATGTTCTAAGTTTAACTGATGCTGAAATTGAAGCAATGCAAACACAGATGAATAAAGAAGCTGGACTTGATCCAGAAGATGGTGGAGTTGATATTCCACAAAACACTGATGGTATCACACGTTACCCATCTATGGATGGTGAACCAATTCCAGCAGACGATGTATCAAAATATGATGGTGGTCAACCACCAGAAAATAATGGAGAAAGATAATGAGTGCAGAAAATTTTGTAGATGCATTAAGTAAAGCCGATAATCTAGGAGCTGAAACAGCATTTAAAAGTGTAATGAGTGATAGAGTTGGTGATGCATTAGAAACTAAAAGAAGAGAAGTGGCAGGCACATTTGTCAGAAACCACATACCAGAAGTAGAGGGTAATGAAGAAGTTTAATCAGATTGACTTGCCCGAAAGGGATGAGCATAAAAAAACGAAAGAGTATAAAAAACTTTCTCCTAAAATGAAGGAGGCGGTAGATGATATTTTTTTAAAAATGGATACTAAACCTTCAGATTTCCTAAATACTTTTGAAAAAACTATAAAACAAATATCTGTTAAATATAAGGTGCCCGAAAAACAACTTATGGGATATTTTGAAAAAGAAATGTTAGCATTTTAAGGAGTAAATTATGGCTTTTGCAACAAGAACATTGAGGGATACAGTAGTAAACGCAGCTGGAGCTGGTGGTACTGTTACTATTCTAGTAAATATTGAGGATGATACAACTGCGAATAATGCTATCTTAGATGCATCTGCATTGGATGGTCATGCCAATGGTGCAAAATTGCACATCAATAGAATTTGGTGGGGTTTGACACAAGGTAGTGCAGATGATGATACTGGTCATGTTGACATTCAAGAAAAGGGTTCATCAACTGATGTAGTACAAATAAGACTTGCTGGTACAGGACACTATGATGGTTCTGCTGGTAAAATTGCAGCAGTTGCAACAAACGCAACAGCGAGTTCTGGTGACCATGAAATGACATGCTTTGGTACATCTGGTTTTGTAATGATAGAGTTCAAAAAAGATGAGAACTATACAGCATAAGGAATAGGACTATGGGATATACATTAAAGTTAATATCTGAACATATAGAACAAGATACTGATTATCTAATTGAAGCCAAAGAAGATGGTAGTAAAAGTTATAAGATAAAGGGTATCTTTATGCAGGCGGATATTAAAAATCGCAATGGTCGAGTGTATCCTATGGAAGTACTAAATAAAGAAGTAAAAAGATATAATAAAGAATACATTGGTGAAAAACGTGCAT